TGCATCTCCAACTATTCAGTCTCGTGCAAAAATAGTTGCTGAATGGAATATGAATATGCCTGACAATATTTTTAAACTGGGCAATTATAGATATAGACCACAAAGTTCTGATACAAGATACTTAGCGATACAGTCAGCATTTGATCAAAACGACACTGGTAATTTTTATACAGGAGCAACAGATGCAGATGTAATTGTTGATGGCGGTGTAGACGATGATATAAATCCAATTATTTATACCGCAACAAAAGAACAACTTAAACTTTATTATTCTTTAGAAGATTGCATTAAACCATTTAGACCAAGATCTGGTATTAATAAAATATCTTATTTTGCAAGTAATAAAATACCAGATTTTACTATTAATTCTTTAGATAATCAAGGTTCTTTTTTTACTCAAAGACCTAGATATTATATGGCAGACAGAAGAGATGAATTTAAATATTGGACTTCATATAGAACTGAAAAAGATTCTCCTTCATCTGTAAATACAACAGAAAGAGGAATTGCTGATAGGCTAATAGGATCATCTTATTACATTCAAGACGCAGCACCATTTGTTGTTTATAAAAATATTGTGCCAGCAAATCGACTTGTTGTTAAAATGCAAACAAATGTTGGAAGTGTTAATTTAGGTACTTTTCAGTCTACTACAGGAAATATTTCAGATCCATTTTATGGACCAGCAAACAAAACAACACCAGTTATTTGGAAAATTCAGGTACTAAAAGGAAATCAATGGATTACTGTTGAAGATTTTAATTACTCTTCAATTAGACCAAATGGATCTCCAATAGTTCCAGATGATGGATATATAGAATTATCTTATGGGCTTAATGTTCCAGATCAATATAAATCTCGTTTTATCCATGCTGAGGTTTTGTCGTCAACCACTTTGCTTCCAAGCAATTCAATAGATGGTTATTCTTATTTAGTTATTAATGGTAGTTCTGATAAAGGAACTTATCACATATGGAATGCAACTACAGATTCTTATGAGCAGTTTGTTCCAGAGTACACTTGGTTTTTAACAGATGAATCTTTAAATCAAACTAAACATTTTGTTACAAATGTTTCTACTCCATCTTCTTATTTAGAAACTACAACTAGTCAAACTGTTTATAGAGAGTTTGATTACATAAAAGGAATAAGAATTGTTGTAGATTCAATGAATAAGTTTAATTCAACGTTTGATTTGATTGAGTTTTCACCAAGATTAACGGTAGATTTATCAGATCAAGTAATGTCATACAATGTTACCAAGTCTCTTGGGGATTTAGGTTCTGGTGCATTACCAATAGGACAGTTGTTAGTTTCAACTGGAAGTTTAACTATTTTCGATGAAGATCAAGCATTTAATGAAAATTCTAATAGTATTATTTCTGACTATATTAGAAAAAATGTAAAGTTTACATTTTATGAAAAAATTATGGACATTAATGGTTTTGATTATTTAATTCCTTTAAAAAGTTTATATTCTGAAGGTTTTCCGCAAGCAGATGTAACTGGTGGAACAATATCAATTCAGTTAAGAGATCTTTATTTTCATTTTGAATCAATGCCAGCGCCACAATTATTTTTAACAAATGTATCTTTAAGTTATGCAATTGCGTTACTTCTTGATTATGTTGGTTTTAGCAATTATGTATACAAAAGAAATGTTGGAGATGTTGAGCCAGTTATTCCATATTTTTTTGTAGGACCAGATAAAAATTTAGCAGAAGTTTTAAATGACTTGGCAGTTTCAACACAAACGTCAATGTTTTTTGATGAATATAACAATTTTATTGTTATGAGCAAAGATTATTTAATGCCAAGTCCATCACAAAGATCGGTAGACTATGAATTAATTGGATCAAAAGTAACTGACAAAGTTTCTGAAATTATTATTTTAACTGATGATGGTGGAAGCCCAACAACAACAGCAACAGAAGAGTTAGATGCAGGATTTTACAATACAACATTTTGGACAGAAGAGTTGGGTCAAGGTAGTGCATCATTAATTGAAAATACTGCTAATATTATTAAAAACAAAGTTATAACTGGCAAAAAACTTGCAAACATTATTGATATAGCATCACAAGATAAAAAAATTTATAATGATGGAAAAATTACATATAAGTCTAGATACATAGAAAAAGCATACAGACAGTTAGGCGAAGAAAATAATTTAAGAGGTCCTGAAGATAAAACATGGATCTATAAACCATCTATGTTGTGGCAGATTCAAGATACACAAGAATCTAGAATTGGCAACAGTTCTGGAGGATATAGTCTTGCTGCGGTGCCATTAAAACAAAATTTAAATAACTTACCACCAACTGTTCAAAATGGTATTGTTATTAATAACATATTAGATATTGGAGAAAACGCATACTTTTTAGTTAGATATCAGGGTTATTTTTATGCAAATGGAGAAATAATTAAATATGATGCTGTAGAGTTTAATGTTGGCGATGTTGGCAATGTTTGGATTAGCAGTGATGCTGAATACAAAGAGTATTTATCTAAACTACCATTTAATGGAAAAATTTATCAAACTGGTTTAGTTAGAATATATTCTGAACCATACTATGAGTTAGTTGCTGGAGTTAGTAAAAGAAAAGAGGGTGCCGTAAGATCTCATGGCAGAGCACAATTTGGAACCAGCATAGTTTCTCATTCATCTGGATTAACATCATATTGGACAAATACAGATAATCGAAGAGGATGTCAAATGGAATCACAATATCTTTTTGGTGATACTCCATTTGCTGGATCAACTACAACTGGAGCAGCGGGTGTTAACAATGTTTTAGCAAAAAGATCATCTGTAAATGGGATTATAAAAAGATATTTATCTCAATCTAGTTTAACAGAAAAAGAAGTATTAAATTTAAATGTTATAGATTCACAAAAAAATAAAGGTATTGTTCAGTCTTCTGCATTAGTTTTAAAAGGACCAACCTTTGAAGCAGCAGATCCAAATCCAACAAATTTTATAACATCAGTTATTCGTACAATGGAAGATAAGTTTAATTATTTTGGAACTAGAATTAGAATTATTGGTGCATCTGTTGGAGAAGTTAAAGATGAAAATAACAGTTTGTATACTGCAGTAACTACTTTAGATGGTTCTATTTATTATCAAAATGCAACTGGTTCACCAAACCAACCAGTAAAAGTTTTTGGTAATTCTGGTGGAATAGGTGTTTTAGTTAATGCAACAAATAACAATGGTTATTATTTTGAAATTATATCTTTAGATGGATCAACTGCAGATGATAATCATGCTAACATTATTTTTTATAAAATTGAAAAAGATGCATCATCCACAAAAGCAATACCAAAATTATTATGGAGTGGAAATGGAAAGATTCTTTCTGACTCTGGCAATTTTGTTGGTTTTTCTAAAAAATTCGAAGATCCAAATTCTACAGTTTATGATCTGGCAGTAGAGTATGCAGAAAATATATTAGATACTAATACAAGAAGATTTTATTTATATATTGATAATGTTTTAGTTGCAACTGTTGACGATACAAATCCACTACCAAAAGGAAATAATGTTGCTTTGTTTACTCGTGGTGGAACAAAATGTATGTTTGAAAATCTTTTTGGCTTAGGTCAAAACTATGGATTATATGGGTCTGAACTTGTAACTGAGCCAGCAGGCAAAATATTTGGTGGTAATGCAGTAAACCTAAGAGAATCTTTGAAAAAATATGCTATGAGTGGAATATTTCAAGATACATATTTATCTGGTATTGGCACTAGTAGTAATCCAAATTATAAAATTTTTTATGAAGAATTTGGAACAATAATGAGAGAATGTGCATATTTTAATGTTAGGTTTGATAATGCATACCCAGCATTTGCTGCAAAGATGTTTAAAAGACAAGATACAGTAAAAGACTATGTAGTTTCTGGATTTAAAGCAGACGCATATGGTGCAGAATTTTTACTATTTAATTCTACAGATGCTCTTTTAGATTTAGGAACAACAGCATTTAATTCAGTAGATATTCTTGGAATTGCATTTACACAAGACAATACAAATGCTTTAACAGTTGACGATTATTTTAAAAAGACATCAAGTTTTTCAGATCCAGAACTTAAAGGAGATGGAGTTTTATATTCTCCAGTAATTGAAGAACAAAAATATAACAGTATTAAAAATAGCAGAATGGCTTATGGTAAAAATCAATTTTCCATTGAAAGTGATTACATTCAAACAACAGACGATGCTGAAGATTTGATGGGGTGGATTATTGATAAATTAATGCAACCTAAAAAAGCAATTGGTCTTAATATATTCCCAACTCCAATTCTTCAATTGGGAGATCTTGTAACTATTGATTATAAAAATAATGATAATGTTGACATGGTTACAAATGCGAATTCTAGATTTATAGTTTATAATATTGAATATGGAAGAGATAGTTCTGGACCTTCTATGACTATTTATTTGAGCGAGGTATAAAAATGTACGATGATTATATGGGTGTGCCAGGATTATTTGCTCCAGGAACAACACCACAACCATCTACAACTAATGTTCCAATCCAATATAACTCAGTCGATGATTATATGGGAGTTCCAGGTTTAACAGAACAAGGGCCAAGAGTTCAAGCAACACCACCAACGCCAGAACAATATTTAAGAGTTGATACTGGATCAGGAACAACTTCAACTGTAGTAACAAACGTTCCTATCAAAATTGCAACACCACAATATGTTAACTTTGATACAAGCGTTATAGACAGACAAGAAGGTTTAGAAACATTTTTCTTTGAGCAAATTTCTGGTGCAGAGTTATTAATTTCAAGCAATAGAAATTTTGTTAATACAATTAATATTAGTTATCAACCTATCATAAATGTATCTGATTTTAAAAACGCATACGATCCTAGAAAAATAATTGCATTACAGGATACAGCAGATGTATATTTTTTAAATTTTATTATTAATCTTTTAAGTAGAATACCAGATGTTCCAACGTCTAGTAGTACCAATGGGACAAACGTTTATATTACAACTTCAGGAAATATTGTGATAGAAACCAAAGACAATGAACTTGACGAAAGGGTAGAAATACAAATCCTTGCAGGTGGTACAATATATAGTGATACATTAGGGGTGAGTTTGTCTTGATAACAATTAAAGGTAAAGAGATTGTGGCAAAGTATTTGCTTGGAACTGCACCCGCATATGCTTCTTATATGGCCTTTGGATGCGGTCCACAGCCTTTGGGTTCTGGAGATTCACATGATTTTGATGAATATGAAACAAAAGAATCGTTAGACTTTGAAATGTTTAGGGTTCCAATTTCTTCAAAAGGGTATGTTTATGAAGACGATGTAAACAAATTAGTGTTTACATCAGAACTTCCAGGACAAGAAAGATATGAAATTACAGAAATTGGTATCTATTCTGCTGGAAGTAACCCATCTGCCGCAGGATTTGATAGTAGAAATATTGTTTTGTTTTCACAAGAAGAATCTTGGCAATCAGTAACTGGATCAACAACAAGCATTCCAATTTTTACAGACCCACTAGACTCTGGTGACGACAATGTAATTGATGTTGCTCATGATGTATTTCAGGCCAATGCAGACAATAGAATT